GGACAAGACGACCGCTTCGGGCAAAGAGGTACACCTCAAGCTCGACGACAAGCAGACTTATGTCCACTGCAAGGAAAAGAACGTCTATCTCGGTGGTGAAAGCACGAGCAGCACCCGCGCCGCCACCTTCAAACGCGTCGTCCTTGAGGACGGTACGATCGCCCAGAACGTCTACGCCAAGGCCGGCGGCAGCGCGGTCGCGTTGTGGCAAGGCGATGATGTCTCATTTATCGATGGCGGCACCTTCTGATGCCGGACATACGGCTCGTTCAAAAGGCGGAGTTCCCATATCAGACTGAGGTCTCGGCTGACTGGTCGCTGCTTGCCAACGGCACGCTGGACGAAAGTCAGGCGCTCGCGACCGCCGTCATCGTCGCGCTCGGAACGGACCGTCTTGCGGACGAGGGAGATCTTCTTCCCGATCCGGACTCGACTGACCGGCGCGGCTGGTGGGGCGATTTGGATGCAGAGCCGATCTGGGGAGGGTGGCCTATTGGCAGCCGGTTGTGGCTGCTGAAACGATCCAAGATTGCGCCGTCGGAGTCGTGGGAAGGCTCGACCCTTGTTCGGATAAAATTCTACATCGAGGAGGCAATTGCTCCGTTCCTCGCCTTGAGGGTCGGATCCTCAATGGAAGTTGCAGTCGTGCGTATCGACAAGCAGCGTATCGACGCCGCAATTCGATTGTTCCGGGGACCCAAGATTGACGTCGAGCTTCAATACCAAATCCTATGGTCGGACATTCAGCCGTGAGAATCTGATGCCTTGGGCCACTCCCAGTCTTAGTTCGGTCCGTAGTTCCGTTCGCGATGCTATTCGTGGCCGGTTGCCTGGCGCTGACGCAAATGTGCCGAACAGCGTCCTGCGTGTCATGTCCGATGCGATGGGCGCGCTCTGTCATCTCACGCTGCAATACATCGATTGGCTTGCCAAGCAGCTCCTGCCGGACACGGCGGAGACGGAATGGCTCGACCGGCACGGCACCATCTGGCTGGTTAATGCGGACGGATCGACCGGGCGGAAACTCGCTACGCCGGCGCAAGGTACTGTGATTTTCGTGGGAGCGACGCCCAATATCGTTGTGCCGATTTATACCCAACTGGCTTCTGCGTTGTCGCTGTATCAGACTACTGCCCAGATCACTACTGGCGCCATGCAGACCGGAACGGACACCAACTTGCCAGCCGGCACGACGCTGACGCTCGCGTCAGATAGTGCTGTCACATCGGAGATGCAGGGTCTTACCATCACCGTCGATACGCTCGACGGGGGAACCGACGACGAGACGGACGACCAACTTCGCTTGCGTGTGCTCGCCAGGATTCGCAAGCCTCCAATGGGCGGCGACGCGGACGATTACGTGGCATGGGCGGAGAGCTATCCAGGAGTGACGCGCGCCTGGTCGTATCCTCTGGAAATGGGCATGGGAACCGTGACCGTAAGGTTCATGATGGACGACCTGCGGGCCGACAATGGCGGCTTCCCGCTGCCAGATGATGTGATCAACGTGGCAACCTATCTCGATACCGTGCGTCCCGTGGCCGTCAAAGACTTCTTCGTTGAGGCGCCAATCCCGTTTCCGGTCAATATTCCGATCAGGAACCTGAACCCCGGTGATCAGGCGACAAGGAACAATATCACTGCAAGCCTGGAGCAAGCCTTCTACGATCGCCAAAGTCCCGGGCAGACATGGTTTGAGGCGTGGACCGATGAGGCGATAATGAGTTCTGTCGGAGTCATTTCTTACAACTGCAAGCCGGGCGATATGGTGATGCCCAATGTCGGGTGCTTACCGGTGCTCGGGAATATCACCTACGCTTGAAAGCAATAAGTGCCGATTATGCCTGATTTCGCGCAGCAGTCAGGGCCTGATTTCGGTAATGATTTTGGTTTAGATTTTAATGCGTCGCATGGTCCGCAGCTGGCTCCTGTTAAAAGGGTCATCTCTTATCCCGATCGTCATGTACGCAGAACGGGAAGCGACTACGGATTTGCGTTTCTGCAGTTGTTGCCGCAAGGCCAAGCGTGGCCGCGAGATCCTTTCAGCACCCTCGTGCTGTGCATCTATGGCCTTGCCGATTACTGGGGTTTTGTTGATGGCCGGGCTGCCGATCTTTTAGAGACTGAGAGCGATCCGCGAGCTACTCGCGAGCTGTTGCCGGATTGGGAGCGCAATTGGGGACTGCCTGACCCATGCATCATAAATCCGCCGACGGCTCTTGCGGAGAGGCGAGCGGATCTCGTCGCCAAGATGACGTTGCTCGGGGCCCAGTCGCGAGCATACTTCTATGGCGTCGCCGAGAAACTTCGCTACAACATCGAGATTACCGAATTCGCTCCATATATGACCGGCGTTTCGCGCTGCGGCGACACGCGGGGCCAATTCAACCCCGGTGATCCCAATCACTACCACTGGACCCTGGGACCGCCGGAAATTCGATTCTATTGGACCATCCACGTCTCGGCGAAGAAGCTGACATATTTTCATTGCAATTCATCGCAGTGCGGCATCGACCGCCTTTTGAGGATTGATATAGCAGATGATCTTGAATGTCTATTCAATCGTTGGAAGCCAGCTCATACAAAGATCGTGTATGATTACAGCCCGATGGAGTCACTAGACTTTACTCTGTCATTCGACACGCAATATCTGACTTTAGGAATCATGTGAGATGGCGGACAACAAACAGATCAAGGATGGACTGGGAAATATCTTTACTATCAGAATGAAGGATATTTCCGCGCTGCTCGACGGCAGTGTGCAGCGGTCAATGATCTATGCGTCGCTGTATCCCCTCGATTATGGCTCCGGCGGAAGTTTCCAACATGTCGCAAAGTCCGGTGTCATCGCCGCGATGATGCCAGCGAATTCTCCTATCTATTCTTTCCGATGGCCAGCAGCCGGAATGATGGCGCTGATTTGGCGGATTAGGATGATGGCGTGGACAGTCACCGCGTTTTCCGGTGGTCTCACAACGTTCGATCTATTCGCGGCGCGCAACTTCACCGCGTCTGACACCGGCGGCAGAGCTGCCAGTCTCGCCGGTGACAACAATCAACTGCGGACCGATATGTCGGCGTCCGGCGCGGCAATCTCGTGGTCAGACACCAGCGCGCTGATTCCTGGGACGCGCACGCTGGATCTTGCACCGATGGAGAGCTTGTTTACGCCGGCGCCAACAGCGGACAACACTCTCTTTCAGCTCGAGCCGCTTCTTCTCTTTCAAAAAGACAAGTCAGATCATCCGCTTGTCCTTGGCCACAACGAAGGCTTCGTCATCAGAAGTTCGGTCCCAGCGACCACCAGCACCTGGGCGTTTTCCATTACGCTCGAGTGGGACGAGGTTCAGAATTACTGACAAAAATAGGAGGCTACCATCCGTTACAATCAGCCACTCGACCAGCCTTCAAATCCGAACGCGCCATATGTGGACGGCAATCCAGCCGCCGGCATTCAGGGCTCGATCGTTCCTGCCGCCTCGATTGAATTTGACCAGCGAGAAGTCCTTGAAGTCATCACGCGGGCGAATGTTCGCAACTATTTTGATTTCGATCGCATACCATGCGGCGTGCCATCGAACGCGGACCTTCAACAGCTCCGCAAGGCGATCGAGGGCTTCATCACCCACTGGGAGTACATCATAGATTATGAGGTGACTTTCACGGTGCATGGCCCTGGCGCGAGATTCACCGACCTCAATGCGGCGTTCGCCTATCTCGGCAGATATCGCATCACCCCAACCGGGCACGTAATCCTGCAATTGGCTGGCGCGGCGCCTGGCGCAGCTTCAGCCAATCAATACATCTATACCACGCAGATCGAAGTAGCTCACCCGAATAACGATCGCATCTCGATCTTCGGCGCGCCGATGCTTGCGCCTGTTTCGAGGGATGACTCGGGGTATGCGTGGAACGGCGCCAGCAATGCGGAACGCGCCGCCGATACGGTTACGAATCTTTCGGTCTTGCGCACCAGGTTTGCGACAGAGCTTCGTTTCTTGTCACCATGCGTTATGGCCATGCGGATCGGTGGTATATCGCTCATGCATCTTGATGGAATTCTTTTCACTAGCGATGGGAATCCGACCACGCAGGGAGTCAATTTTAATTGCATCGGATATATGAACCTGCTGCCGCGAACGCTTGCCGGTGATACTGGATGGGCCTATGACGGATTGGCTGCCGTTAATTTCAAGGGCATCTACTCCGCTGGTTTCTCCTGGGAGGTTGGCGCGGGCCTTTGGGTTGGCGGCGAGGGCGGTATACTGGCCGGTGATCAGAATACCAACACGCCGTGGATCGCGATAGGAAATACTTATGGCATAGCCGTTCGCAATGGTGGGTTCGTAACTTCACACGGCAACGCTATCTGCCTCAGTAATGACCAGGATGGAATTTTTCTTTGGCCGCGCAGCGGCACGCAGTGGGACGGCGGTGTATTCTGCAATGCCAACCAATATCATGGCATCACTTGCTATCTGTGCTCGACCGGGTTTATCGGCAGCCCCCTGGTCGGTGGCAACTGGACCGCTGCGTCACATGCCTACAAGAACGGTGGTAATGGTCTTAATATGGAAGAGACGAATGTCTCGTTGAATTGCGATTTTGGGGCGGGTGTGAACGTAAATATCGGCGGGTCAATATACGCAGGCAATAACTCTGCTGTTCAGCTATGGGGAAATTCTGCGAATTATGCGGCGACATGCAGTCCGGCGTTTAATACGATCGGCAACAACAATTCCATGATCGCCAGCGGGTTCTGAACGGGGGCGTCTGATGACGACGTTGCTTTACTGTCTCAATGGTGTCGTGAAGGCTTCGCACCTGAGCGATCAACAGATCGATGCCTCTACCTACGGGACCGGTGTGCGGGTGATTCCATATGACGCACCTCTGACGACTCTCGCCAGAATAGGCGACCCACCCGCATATCCGGCCCGCGACACCAGACCCTATGCGCAACCCGGGGAGACGCAAGAGACGTTGATCGCCTATTCGGGCCAAGCAAGGTGGGAGGGTTCGACTGCTGGGATAACCTTCAACAGCATCCCGGTAAAGACAGATCGGGTAAGCCAGACTCTGATCGGCAACCTTGCGCAATATGTCGTTTCGGCGTCTCTGGCGCCTACCACACTTCTGGATTTCACCCAGCAAGGCGTTCATTATCAAATTACGGCGCAGGACGCCATCGATATGAACAACCAGATTGTCGCGCTGATTCAGCAGTGTCGTACGATTGAGGCTGCATGCATCGCTGATTTGAACTCGGCGACGCCGACTATCTTGACATATGATGATGTCGATGCCCGTTTTGCGGGCGTAACGCGGTCACGGAAGAAATAGATGCCAGGCCCTACATATTTCGAGGCGGCGATAAACATCGCAAAAAACGAAGATTGGATCATTCCG